ATATAGAGCCATAAGGATTGAATAACAAACCAATGTTATTCATTCCCTCTGTTCTAAGGGCCCATATACATATTTTAAAACGGTTATGGTTATGTCTTTGAAAACAAAGGCAGAAAAAATAACCGTTTTTTGGGTTTTGTTGATTTCATTGGATAATTTCGTTTTAAAAACATGCGATTTTGCAGTAAAGTTAGGTGTTTTCGGTTATCGCCGGGGTGTTTTCGGCGGGTTTCGGGCATGTTTTGCGAAAACGGTTATGTGCTCTTGACGATTTGCCGCGTTTGGGTGTAGTGTCTGTTTTGTAGCTTGGAGGCGCAATGCAGGATCAGATTTCAGAGTTTCGGGCGGCAATGCGTGATGCGGGTTTGGGTATGGCGTCGGGTGACGTTGTAGCAGATGACCGCATTCACAGGTATCGTTTAGAAGGTGACAAGGCGCGCACGACTAACGGGGCATACAAGCTAACCGTGCATCACGACGGGTTTGCGGTTGGTTGGTTTAAGTCGTGGAAAGACGGCCAGACTATCGCTTGGCATAGCAAGACCAAGCGCGGCATTAGTGCCGATGATCGGGCGATGTATAAGGCGCGCGCTATAGAGGCTAAGCGCGCGCGTGAGGCTGCTGCTGTAGACGCTCACACTAGGGCAGCTGTTAAGGCCACTGCGATGCTGTCAGGCATGGCTAAGGCGACTGGTGCCGAGGTTTACTTAAACCGCAAGAACATCGGCGCGCATGGTGCAAGGGTGTTTGGTAATGCTCTGGTGGTGCCGTTGATGCGCGACGGCAACGTTGTGGGTTTGCAGTTTATCCAACCGGACGGCACTAAGCGGTTTATGACTGACAGCGACGTTGCTGGCAGTTATTTTTCGATTGCGAAGCGCGGCGATGATCTTGGTACGATTGCGATAGTCGAGGGGTTTGCGACTGGTGCATCTGTTCGTGAGGCAATGGGCTGGCCTGTGATTGTCGCTTTCAACGCGGGCAATCTTAAGGCTGTTGCTGTTGCGATGCGCGGCAAATATCCAGACGCGCGGATTGTGATCTGTGCGGACAATGACCAGTGGACTGTTGTAGGCGGTAAGTCTGTTAACCCCGGCATTGATGCGGCAAACGCGGCGGCTGTTGCGATTGGTGGCGCGCAGGTTGTCTGGCCTGTTGTCGATGCGGACGATACACACAAGCGGACGGATTGGAACGACATTCATTGCAGCGACGGTATTGATGCGGTTAGGGATGGATTGAACGCTGCCCCAGTCGTTGAACGTGAATATGTTGACGACTGGGAACCTGTTGCGGATGATAGGGCGCAGGACGTGCCTGATGAGGCCGATGAGCCTATGGACGTTGTAAGGCCGTTGGGTCACAGTCGCGGGCAGTATTTCTTCTTTCCTAGGGCGTCGGGGCAGATTGTTGAGTTGGGGGCATCATCGCTTGCCCGTATTCAGAACCTTTACCGACTAGCGCCTAGGCAGTTCTGGGAACGCCACTATGGCAGTGACGGTAAGACAAGCGACAGTGACATTTGCAGCTATGCGAGCGCGCAACTGATAGACATATGCCACCGCAAGGGAGTATTCCAAGCTGACAACGTAAGGGGTGTTGGGGCGTGGCGTGACGTTTCGGGCGTGGTTGTGAATTGCGGCGACGTTGTGGTCGCGGGTGATCGCCGTTGCCACCCTAGCGACTATAAGTCGAAGTCTGTCTATGAGGCTGGCCCTAGTGTGATCGGTCTGGATTGTGAGCCACTGACTAACAAGGAAGCTAGCGAGTTCAGGGGTATTTGTAAACGTCTTTCATGGAAACGCCCACAGTATGCCGACTTGCTATGCGGTTGGGTTGTGATCGCGGCTGTAGGGTCTGCTCTGACATGGCGGTCGCACATCGTCGTGACTGGCCCAAAGGGTAGCGGCAAGTCCACAGTGATGGATGATATAGTTAAGGCTGCTTTGGGTGACATTGCAATCAAGCGCGACGGTGGAACGACTGAGGCTGGTATGCGTAAGTCATTGGGGGCGAGTGGCAGGCCTTTCATCATGGATGAGGCCGAGAGTGAAAACGCATCAAGCCGTAGCGAGATGGAAAAGATATTTTTCGCAGCGCGTCGTTCATCGTCGGGGTCTATGGTAGAGAACGCGAACGCGACGTTTCAGTTAAGGTCATGTTTCTGCTTTGCGGCGATTAACCCTAGGATTGAGCAAGGCGCTGATAAGGATCGGATAACGTCTCTTGAGTTGGTTCAAGATCGGACGGACGGCGCGGATGATCGGTTTGCGGAATTGCAGCGAATGATTGTTGACGTAATCGGTGTTGATTTCCCGGCGCGGTTAATGGCTCGGACGGTTGGGAATATTGACGCGCTGTTGAAGAATGTTGATACGTTCACATTGGCGGCGGCAAAAATACTTGGATCACGTCGCGACGGCGATCAGATAGGGCCATTGATTGCGGGCGCGTATAGCCTGACATCAAACAGGGTGATAAGCAAGGATGAGGCCGAGAAGTGGATGCAGTCGCAGAATTGGGATTGGCACCGCGCGGCCAAGGATATTGGTGATGCTGAAAAGCTGATGCAAACGATTATGACAGCGCGCGTTAGGTATGACGACGGCGGCATGGGTCGTGAGAGTTCGATTGGCGAGTTAGTATCTAGGGCCGCGATAACGAATGGCATAGGGTTTGACGCTGCGGTCAAGGGGTTGTCGGGTTATGGAATTAAGATCAAGGACGGTGAGTTATTGATTGCGAACAACAGCCCGCCATTGCGCCGGGTTTTGCAGGATACGCCTTGGGCGGTTTGGAGTAGAACACTGGGGGATTATCCGGGGGCGAACAACGCTGGCAACCGTGCGACGTATTTCGGGCCGGGTTGGAATAGCAAGGTAACGGCAGTTCCGTTGGGCGGCGTTATTGAGGTTGCAGCTGCGGCTGTAATCGTTGAGGAGGATATAGGTTTTGAATGACATCAAGTTATTCCCGGATCAATCGGAGTTGATTGAACGGGTTAGGGGAAGTATGCGCCGTGTTAAGTCAACACTGTTGCAGGCCAGCACAGGTAGCGGCAAGACAATCATGGGAAGTTACATGATACAATCGGCAGTTGCCAAGGGAAGCCGATGCGTTTTCATGGTGCCTAGGCGTGAGTTGTTGAAACAAACGGCCAAGACGATGGATAACTATGGAATACCATACGGATATGTTGCGGCTGGATATCCTAGCAATCCGTTCGCGAGTGTTCATCTGGCAACGAGTGGCACGTTATCAAGGCGTCTGGATAATGCACCACGCGCTGATATTTTGTTTGTTGATGAATGCCACTTTGGGGGTGATGAGATTGACCGGGTTATCAGTGCGTATCGCGCGTCTGGAACGTGGGTTATTGGATTATCCGCAACGCCCCTAAAGACGAACGGAAAGCCAATGGGTGATTGGTTTGAAGATATGGTTTGCGGTCCTAGTGTTAAATGGTTGATTGATAATAAGCGGTTGAGTGATTACGAGTTATATCAGCCGAACATTCCCGACTTGAGTGGTATACGAACGTCTGGCGGAGATTATAACAAGTCGCAGCTTGATGATTATATGACTCAAGACAAGGTATTAGTTGGTAGTGCAATCAAGCATTATAAGGACTTGGCGAATGGTATGCTTAATATATCGTTCTGCACGTCGATAAAACATGCGGAATTGACTGCGGAATCATTTAGGGGTGCGGGTGTTAATGCGGCGCATGTTAGCGGTTCAATGGATGATAAAGAGATTGCGCGACGAATAAAGGCGTTTGCGCGGCGAGAGATAACTGTTTTAGCTAATTGCGATTTGATGACCTTTGGATTTGACTTGGCGAGTGCTGCTAATATAGACGTTACTATTGAGTGCATGAGTGATTTAAGGCCGACTAAAAGCCTGCCGCTTCAGCTTCAAAAATGGGGCAGGGTTTTAAGATATAAGAATAGACCTGCAATTATATTAGATCACGCTGGCAATAGTAAGCCTGATTTCCACGGGTTGCCTGACAGTAATCGGGATTGGAGTTTGGCTGGAAAGGATAAGAAAAACGGCGGTGAAAAGACTGAACCGACAAGGCAGTGCGGAGAGTGTTATTTTGTGCATAGACCATCGCCGGAGTGCCCACACTGCGGGTTTGTTTATCCTGTTATGGGAAGGATGATTGAGGAGGTAGACGGGGAATTGATCAAGGTTAGCAGGGAAGAAGCTGCGGCGGCTGCTAAGGTTGTAAGACAAGACCAAGGACGAGCAAAAACACTTGCCGAATTGATTGCGCAAGGTAAGGCTAGGGGCATGAAAAATCCGCACGGTTGGGCATCGCATGTATTCAAGGCGCGCGCCAATGCTTAAGCCCGGCCAGATAGTTGCGATTTGCAGCGATACGACTGACGATTGCGTCAAGATGATTAGGGATTGGTGCCGTGATAATGGCTACACGAAAGACACGGTTAGGATATTGAAACGCGATGGGCAAACAATAGCGGAGTTGAAATGAAACGATCAGAGGCTAATTTGCTTAACGACTGCATGGTTGAACTATCTGCGTCAGGTTGTTTAGTTTGGCGAAATAACACAGGAGCATTACCTGATAAGAATGGTAGGATTTTGAAGTTTGGGTTATGTAAAGGTGGAAGCGACATTATCGGTATTTGTCCAGACGGTAAGTTTTTGGCAGTTGAGGTTAAAACAGAAACTGGTCGTGCATCATCTGATCAGATGAGGTTTATTGACGCAATCAATCGTCTAGGAGGTCGTGCAGGTATTGCACGAGAAGCAAAAAAAGCTGTTGCAATCGCGTTGGGTAAGTGATACACGATAAGAATAGAATGGAGGTTCTGATATGATTAAAATTCACGACGTAGAACAAGGCACTGAGGCATGGCACGAGGCACGTTGCGGTTTACTTACCGCAAGCGAAGTAAAACTGATTTTGACACCAACACTAAAGATTGCGGATAACGACAAAACCCGCACTCACGTTTACGAATTGGCGGCGCAACGGATTACGGGATACACTGAACCAACATACATTGGCGACGATATGTTGCGCGGCATGGACGATGAGATTGACGCGCGGATTGCATATTCGAAACACCGTGAACCCGTGCAAGAATGCGGGTTTACCACTAATGACGAATGGGGATTTACGATTGGTTACTCGCCGGATGGATTGGTTGGCGATGACGGATTGATTGAGGTTAAATCGCGCCGTCAAAAATATCAGGTTCAAACGATTGCCGAGCATGTATTGACGGGTGATTGCAGTATTCCGGTTGATTATGTGATGCAATGCCAGACGGGTCTATTGGTGACTGGCCGGAAGTGGCTGGACTTCATTAGCTATTGCGGCGGTATGCCGATGGTTATTATTCGGGTTTTTCCTGACCCTGTAATTCAGGCTGCAATAATTGATGCGGCGACTAAGTTTGAGGCGAAAGTATCCGCGGTTGTAAATGGTGTTAGTAAGTGGGCTATGGGTGACGTTATTCAGACTGAACGAAAAACATATGAGGATATTGAAGTATGACCATTATCAGAGTTATTGACTTTGAAACTACGGGAACAGAACCGCCGTCACAAATTTGTGAAGTTGGTATTTGTGATTTTGATTTAGTCAGTAAGTCAGTATTGCATCCTCGTGACTGGTTGTGCAGTGTAATTGAAATACCGCCGGAAGTAAGATCAATTCACCATATCAGCAAAAATGACTGCGATGGATGGGATGAGTTTAATAGTGAAAAGTTAGACGATGAAACTGTAACCGCGTTTGCGGCTCACAATTCAGACTTTGAGTGCAAGTTTTTTACACCTAAAAAGCCAATAATTTGCACATATAAATCTGCGTTGCGAGTATGGCCTGATGCGCCCAGTCATAGCAACGGCGCTTTGCGATACTGGTTGCAAGATCAAGGATTGATTGCACCAGATCATGAAAAAACTATGCCTTCACATCGGGCAGGGCCAGATGCGTATGTTACGGCGCATTTGCTTTTGGCGTTGTTTAATACTGGAGTAACTGGAAAGCAGATGGTAGCGTGGACTAAAGAGCCGCGACTATTGCCAACGTGTCCCATTGGCAAGTTTCGGGGCATGAAGTGGAGTGATGTTGAAAGTGGTTTTCTTAGTTGGATGCTAAAACAGCCGACTATGGAAGAAGATCTTAAATGGAATGCGATGCAAGAGATTGCACGTAGATCGAAAGGAATTGAAGTATGACCGACATAAGCGCAACGATTGACCCTAAGTCAAACCAGATGAATGCCGACGATCTAATCGGCGGACCTAAAACAATAACTATCACGCGCGTTAGTGCTAACCAGTCCAGCACTGAACAACCGATTGCAATTTCGTATCAAGGCGACAATGGCAAACCATACTTACCTTGTAAGTCGATGCGCCGCGTTCTTGTGAGTGTTTGGGGTAAGGATGGATCGGCATATGCAGGACGCAGCTTGACGCTATACCGCGACCCTACAGTGACTTGGGGCGGGCTAGCTGTTGGCGGTATTCGTATTAGCCATATGAGTGGCATGGACGCGGATATGACTATGGCACTGACAGCCACTAAGCAAAGCCGCAAGCCTTACACTGTGAAGCGGCTAAAGGATGCGCCAAAGCATGTTGATGCACCATTATCCAAACCCGCACCAGAGTTTGACCCTATGCCACTCGCCCGTTCGGCGGCGGCTAAGGGAAAGGCCGCGTTCACTGCATGGTGGCAAGGTGACGGCAAGCCATACCGCGATCAGGTAAAGCCTAACATGGCGGAATTGACTGAGTTGGCGGCAAAGGCTGATGCGCCCCCGCCTGATGATGATATGGATATGCCTATGTAAGTTGACACCACAACCAAGACCCGCCATAGTGCGGGTCTTATCCATTGGAGGGATACAATATGGCAGGCGTAAATAAAGCGATTATCGTTGGCAACCTTGGGCGTGATCCAGAGGTGAAGTCGTTTCCGAATGGCGGGCGGGTTGTAAGTTTAAACATCGCCACAAGTGAGACATGGAAAGACAAGGCCACAGGAGAAAAGAAGGAACGCACTGAATGGCATCGCGTTTCGATTTTCAACGAGGCGTTGGGAAAGATCGCGGAACAATACCTTAAGAAGGGCAGCACCGTATATCTGGAAGGGCAGATTGAAACGCGTAAATGGCAGGATCAATCCGGCGCTGACAAGTATTCGACTGAAATTGTGTTGCGTCCATTTAGCGGCGTGTTGACGTTGCTAGGTAGTGGCGGATCGCGTGACAGTGGTAGCCAGTCGGATGGTGTTGACCGATCTGCAAACGGCACTGCGCGATATGATGACGGTGACGAAATTCCGTTCTGATGTAAAGCAAAACCCGCGCTTTTGAATGGCGCGGGTTAGTTTAATTATGGCATTGTAATTGTTGCATGTTCCCCTGTTTCGACATGCTTGTAGTGAGTTACATGACACTCGGTAAACCAGTATTTAAACCCTTGCTTTTCCAAGTTTGAAGAAATGCGATCAAAGTCATCGTCAATTTCTTCTTGGGTATTCCGCATTTGCATGTCGATATCCATGGCGTATCTCCTTTACCTGATACCCAAACATAACCACATAAAAACACCCCGCGCAACAACTAAATGATGCGCGGGTTATTATTTAGATTAACTTTCCCTGTGTTGACTCAGCTTCACCGATAAACCTAGCAGCTTGTTTAGCGTATTCCGGCTTAAGTTCGGCGCCGATAAATTTGCGATACTTCTTTACAGCTTGGCTTCCAGTTGAGCCTATACCGCTAAATGGGTCAAACACCACATCGCCAGGAGTGCTATATAGTGTCAAACAGCGCCTGATGTATTCAAGAGGCATAGGGCATAGGTGTTTTTCGTCTTTGTCAGAACCTTTGAACCGTGAGTTTAGAACGTCGCTGCCGTGGTTATTCATCCAAACAGGTGAGGCCCACTCTTGCCATTGATCAAGTGGGAATTTTGCTGCGGCTGCAAGTTCTGTAAGAAGTTCAATCGAAACACCATCAATTAGGCCGCGCTTTAGTAATGCTTCCGCCTGATCTTGCGCTAGATTAGCAGCATGTTCCTGCCAAACCACATCGCCCCATTTATTGACGGCATTGCGAACTGGTTCACCCGCTTTTCCGCCGCGACTGTCTTTTCTCATTGCCAAGATGTATTCAGGCATTCCAGTTGCGCAAACTCTTGAATTTTCACCAACGTTTTTATATAGCAACCTTTCCGCGTTTGTCTTGGAACGTTCAAGAACTGGATCGGTCCAAATGGTAGTCCGGCTGCGAAGTTGGAAACCAGCGGCGCGATAGTTTGCAAGCGCCATATCAGAAAACGGATATAGTCCAGATTCCCCAGTTTCGCTTGAACCTTGATAGAAAACAGTATCTTTTACATGATCACAGATAACAGTTCCGGGTTTCATGATGCGGAACAGTTCTTTGGAAAACATTAAGTGATGCTGCAAAAATTCAGTGTGAGACGAGGCGTTACCCATGTCGCGTTCACTATCTGAATAGATGTAAAGCGATGAATACGGGCTTGAGAAAATAGACAGGTCAACACTGTCGTCTGGCAGTTGCGCCATAAATTCAATGCAATCCGCATTGTAAAGCGACCAAAAACGCCCGTGATATTCAAGTGGTTTACTCATGCGGATACTCCTTTAAGCCATTCAGGCATTTTCAATTCAATTCGATCACCGTAAGCGATTCGCAATCCAGCGTAGTTTTGAGATTGTTTCATGGCTTTTGACATTTCTTTTTTCATAACTTCGTGTTCTTTCATTTTCCGCAAGATAGTTTGCCAAACGCTATTCTCAGTATCGCTAATTACAACGTCATGGGTGACTTGTTTTGTTTGTCCAAACCGATGGGAGCGTCGTTCACCTTGATAAAACCCTTCATAACTAAATGATATTGATGCTGATACAGCGCGGGCGCAATGCTGAAAATTCATCCCTAGACCTGCAATCTTTCGTTTAGTTACTAATGCTCGATATTTACCGTCAACAAATCCAAGAAGCAAGTCTTCCTTTTGATCTGGCGTCATAGATCCTACAACTTCGCGCGAGTCTGGAATTAACTTAGCAAGCAATGCGCTTTCCTCGTTTGTTTCACACCAAACAGTGACAGGTTCACCGTGATTTGCGAGTTCTGCGGCCTTATTGCACCGATCAATAAGTGTTAGCCTTTTTTCGGCATGGAATGAAGTTGCTGACATTTCAGGCATACGGAAAAGAGTATCACCCTTATTTAATTGCAAGTCAGATCTTACAGTGTGTAGATTTCGCAAGATTGGTGCAAGATCATATCCAGTATCATCGCCACCAAGATCGCTTGGCAAAGTGGCGCAACGTGACCAATCAGCCACCCACCTCCAGAAAGGTTCGGCGGCGTGACCTTTCAGTCTGTATTTTCCCATTTTATCTTGATCAGCGATAAACCAACGGGCAAGCATTTCGTTAGAGTTCATCACGCCTAAAAACTGGCAATGCTGTCCTAACTCCATATGATCGTTAGGCGCAGGCGTCGCAGTTGCCGCCATTTTGTAAGGTGTATTGGCAAACATATCCATGAGTGCAGTTGAAGTCTTACCGCCAAACGACTTCAAGATCGAGGATTCATCAAGAATAACTGCGCCAAACTTATACGGATCAAGTTTGCCTACGCGGTCATAGTTCATAACCATAACGCCATCGCCGACTTCTTCGGGCTCTTTGATCTGGCGCGCGTCAATGCCGAATTTATTACCTTCGCGCACCATCTGGCCTGCAACGGCAAGTGGTGTTAGGATCAATGACGGCTTGCCAGTTTCTTCGGCGCATTGGCGGGCAAATTCAAGTTCGATGAACGATTTGCCTAGTCCCGTATCAAGGAACATAGCCGACTTGCCTTTATTTAAGGCATATTCTAGCGCGGTTACTTGATGCACTTTTGCGCGGTCATTGATTGGATTGGGTGTAAATCCACTGGCTATTGTTGTTGTAGCGCGTGACGCAATAAACCGCCTATATTCTTGAATGTCGATTGTCATGTGTTATCCCTCTTGTGTCCCTAACCCATAAACGAACGTAAACCCCGTGTCAATCCGCTAAATAGTTGTTGCATGTCGATTGTCGGGGTGTTATGAG